GCTCTGCCTTCTCTTGTGCTCTTTTTTGACCCATGCGAGCCATTTGAAGCTCACGAACTAGACGTTCTTCGTCATCTAGGTCAATTTCTTCTTCTAATTCACGACCATCGACCTTAAGTTTTAGCTTTTTAATGCGTTTTTCTAAAGCTTTTTCTTCTTTAGACTTAGTTTTTTTGTTATTTTTATCTTCTGATTCGTCTTTAGCTTTAACTTCGTCACTTTCTTCGGAAAGTTCTTCGGTTTCTTCTTGACCTTCAGTTTCTTGCGACTCAAGTGACTCTTGAGATTCTTGACTTTCACCTTGTTGAGACACAGGTGCTTCTGCTGCTGGTGCAACTACTACTTGCTCTGACATATTTACCTCTTTTAATTCGCCCGATTAGGGTAGAATCATAAGTGTTCGTCTGTGTAAGCCCAGATAGAACGGGTTAATTTACAAGCTTACTTGTTGTTTTTAATACTTTTTCAAATATTCTGGCATTTTACCAGTTTTAGCGGCCTCTTGAAGCATTTGCATACGAATTTCACGCATTTGCTTAGTCTTAGGATCTTCTTCAGCCTCTTCTGGTTCACTGTAAAAAGGCATACCTGTTTCAGGATTAATTCGATTATTAATTCTTTCGGCCATTAAAGCTTCCACTGCTTTCTCAGGATCAGGTTTAGAAGGGGTAATTTCTAATTGACCCCCTGGCCCTTGTCTTAAAGGATGATCCTTTTGCTGAAGTTTTTTTCGCATAAGAGCAGCTTCAATACTGTCTTTAACCCGTTGTGCTTTTTCTCGACTGTCCATTATTTTTTCCCTTTACAACCGCAATCACATTTTTCTTTATTACAAGATTTTTTCTTTTTGTTTTTATCAGAATATGTGTCTTTTGTTAATGATTTTAAAACTGAAAATGTATTAGATGTCATATATTTAGCTCTTTAAACAAATATAAGCAGTTAAAGTACCAGTAGATGACGCAAATACATATGAAACTCTAGCATATGCATACATTTGATTAGCAAGGTTAAATAGTTTTTGACCAGCAGCGCCACCGGCAGACTGAGTATCAATGTCTACAAAATTAATACTATCATTTGAGCCTTGAATTTTAACGGTTCCAGCAGGAGTTCCTGTCCAAATAGCGTGAACAGACAAACCAACAGCTTCGCCAATATCAATAACGTCAGAAGTTCTATCGGCAGTTAAAACAACTGCATCTAAAATTTTAGTATTTTTAATTTTTTTAGGAGAAAACATAATAATATCCTTAGTTTAAACACTTCCAGCGTCTTCTAGCTTTACAAATACGCTTATCGGGAGTTTCTTTACAGCTAATATTGTGATCTTTCATTTGACCTTTAGATCTTGCACAATAAGACTTTTGTCTAGAGCCGCCTTCAGGCTGGGGTCTTTTTAAATTAGAACCCGTAGCTTTATTATAAGCTTTCCTACCGGCTTCGGTAAGACCACCTTTATCAGACTTATGTACAGACTTAAAATTAAATTTTTTCTTAGACATATGCTTAATTAGTTGTTAAAAATAAATAACTTAGTAATAATAGGTTAATAGATAGACTTACAAAGCTAATAATTTTATATTTTTTAGAAACTCTTTTATGTTTTTCTTGTTTAATAGATAATTTTATAGGCTCTAAATCATTAGAACTATTAGGTTTTTGTTTAAAAACTACTTTAGCCATTGTTTTATTAACTCATTTAATTCTTTTACGCTAATATCTTGTTTATCAAATTTTAATTCAGCATTCTGAGTTTTTAAAATTTCAAACGCCATTTCTGTACAAAAATATGTTTGATTATTAATAAAAGGATTTTTTACTTTTATGCCAATTTTAGCCATTATTAATCTGTAACCAATGCCTATAATTTCTAATATTCCGTATTTTTTATTTAAACTGTCTATACAGAGAGAAACTATTTTTTTAGAATCAACTACAGGAATTTTATACTCTTCAACAATTTCAACATAGTTATCAAAATATTCTTTATTTTGAAATCTAACTCCGCCGCCTACCGCCTCATAAAATAAAACTCTATCTAAACTTTTAGAATACCAAGATATATATGCGTGAGAAAAATTAGTTCCTTCAAAAAATTGAATTAATTTGCTTAAAGCATACCCGATTATAGGTAATCTATTTTTGGGTTTAGAAAATCCAATTATTAAATAGTCCATTTAAGTTTTTTTATGTAAATATAAATTACATTTAACCTTACATCCAGAGGCATGTGTACTAGTGTATTTCATTCTTAAATATAAATTTACTATTATTTTTGCTGGATAAGGTAGTTGTATTTCTATGTCGCCAGATTTAGGAACAAAAAAATCTTTAATAAATTCATCTAAAACAACGTTTGATCCAAAACCTAAAACGTTATCTTTGTCTATAACTTGAAAAGTTACTAAATCATCATTACCAACGTTATCTACAATTAATCTTCCACCATTAATGTGACGTTCTTCATTTAATTTATAATCAATATCTTGCGTTGTATTAGCTGTAACTGTTGCAGAAAAAGAATGTCCTCTAAATCTAAATCCAGTAGCATCGTTAAATACAGCCGATTTTACAATTTCATTACCTAATGTATCTTTTGGTTTAATTGGTTTATTAGTTAAAGATTTATAATTATTTTCAAAGTCGGTTTGATCAGACGATGCTGGAGTTTCTTTTAATAAGTCACAACGATATAAAATAGGTCCGTCATGTGCTGTTAAATAATAAACAACATCTCTTTCATCCATTTGTATTGAAAGAAGTTTATTGTTACAAATCGTTTTAAAATTTGACCAAGAAAGTTTCATTACGGATACTCTCTCCAAGAAATTGCAGATAATACATCAGCGGTACCTGTTCTATTTCTTGCTGCTAATGTTATAATTTGCTGTGTTCCTGCTAATGAAACACCTAAATAACTATTAATAAGTTTTAAAGTTTCAATAGAAAGTTCAGAAGAACTATTTTGTTGACCTAAAATACCAGAAAGTAACTCTATTCCGCCGGTCATAGCTGTTGCTGCAATATCAAGTTGAACGTAAGAATTTGTTACAGCAAAAGTAGAACCGGTTAACGTTGGATTTAAATAAACACTCCAAATAACTTCGTCCGCCGTTTGAACAAATATTGTAGTTTTAATTATATCAGCAATTGCTCTTTCAAATCCAGTTCCTAATCTTATTGAAATAATTGGAACTATAGTGGTGCTTATTGTTTTTAATGGTGCTGAAGAATAACTTCTAACTTGACCTTCAAAATCTCCGTTTTGACCTTCGTTTTTAATAGCAAACGAATTGTAGGATAGAGTAGTTGAAGAAGCAGCCGTTCCAGTATTTGTTATTTCCACTCGACACGGAAGGTGTCCGGTTCTCATAGAAGGAACGGTTAAAACGTTAGAGATCCTTTCTCTGTGACAGAATCTAACCTTTCCATTAAAATAAAATCCATATACAATATCGCCAAATCCTTGAAAAGCATATTGCATATAAAACAGATTATGTTTAGAAAAATCAATAGTTACACCAGAAGGGCCAGTTCCATCAAACTTATCTATATTCCAATCGGCTTGTGCTGTTCTATTATCTACTGCTGAACCAGACGTAGAAGTTCTTCTAACAACATAAACGTTAGTACCATCTATTTCAAAAAATACACCATCTAAAGTGTCAAATTGACCAATTCTTTTTCTAACGTTAGCTTTAGGAGCACCTAATGTTCCTGCTGATAAAACTTGTACGGTTCTTGATGGATTATATCTAATTCTTCTAAAAGTTTGTCTAACAACAGAAGCACCGTTTGTTGTTGGTAATGTTAAGTCTACTGAATTAGTATTTGCATTAAACGTGCTAGTTCCGCCACTAGTTAATGTTTCATCCCAAATAGTAGTTTGTTTATCAAAACTAAATAAAGATTCAAAAACGTTTTGGGTTTCTGCAACTCTTAAGGCACCAATTGACGTAGTTGTATAGTCATTAGCAAACGTAACGACTGTATTATCAAATTCATCGCTATTATTGCTATTGCTAATAAATCCCATTATTTATCCTTCTTTTTTATAGGATCTTTTTTTACAGCAACTTCAGGTTGTTTAGTTTTTTTATACTTATCTTCTATAATAGAATAAACAAGAGAGAAGACGCGAGCTTCTTCGCCGGTAAAGGTCCAGTTACCTCGGTTTAATATTTTTAATAAATTTTCTAAAAATATTTCTTCTCTCATAGTTTTATTATGCTATTTCAAAATATCTAACAGCAGCAGTACCAGCAGCAGTAATTCCATGTAGATTTACGCCTGCGGCAACTTCTAATTCTAAAGCAGAACCTGCATCTAGTCTAATACCGTTAGAAGTAGTAACAGAAGCATTGCTTCCAATATAAACAGGCTTATTATCAATGTTTTGAACAATAATTTTTCTTCTATTAGTTAAGTCAGAAGCAACAATATCTGTTGCGGTAGTTAAAACACTTACTGCACCATAAGCAGCAGTTTGTGCAGCATCATTAGTATATAATCTTCCTAATGCGTCAGTTTTAAACGATTGATAATCGCCACTAGCTCCTGTAGAAGAAGACAAAGTATCTTCTCTTACAGAAAGAACATAAGCGCCAATATCGCCAGAAACGTGAGCAGAATCTTCAGCATAATCAAAACTAAAGTCAATTCCAGAAACTTGAACGTTAATCGACCCGTCGTTATTAATAGCTAAAGTATCAGTTCCATCAGAAATGGCTACGTTATCTTGCGCCGCACTGAGGTTTCTAATATCTAAATCAGAGGCATCTACAGTAATAGAATTACCACCATCTTGAATATTAACAGCGGCGGCTCCTGCTCCGTTTTGAACAGTAATATTTTCTAAAGCAGCCAATGTAGTAGCATCTAAAGAAACTTCAGACCCCGTTACATCTACTTTATCGGTAGCAAACGCTAAGTCTCTAATATCTAAATTGGTTGCAGTTACTACAATAGAAGTGTTAGCAATATTAACGTCTAAGGCGTCTTTACCGCCAACGTTAGTATGCGTAATTAATGTTCCATCACTAGAACGTAAATAAGCTCCAATATTATCACTATCAGCAGTTGCTGTAGTATCAAATACTATTTTTCCTTTTGTTATACTCATTTAATTTTTTTCTCCCTTTAATTAATAAGTTATATAGTAAGTTGTTAACTCCAACTTAATACCTCTAAAACCTGCGAGTTTTTACTAGCTTGCACATATATTGTTAAATTTGAAGAAAGTGTAATATTTTCTTCATTATACTCACAACCCATTGGAATTGTTATATAATTTGTATTAGTTTGCCCTGCACCAAAGGCTATTTTTAATCTAGCGTCGTCTCTTAATTTCAGTCTATACCGCTTTACGTTAGATAATAACGTTATACTGTACTCAGTTCCACCTGTTGCCAAAGAAACGTTAGAAATTAATGGAGTAGAAACCGGTTGAGGAAGGTTTAAAACATTTACGTCTAACCCAACGTCAGGACCAATAACTGTTGTTGTAACGTTATTAACGCCATCGGAAATAGCGACACTATCGCCGTCAGCAGCACTTAGCTCAACACTAACGTCACCTTGAATCTCTGTAATAGAAACGCTAGAATCTACACGGATCTTATCTGTAGATTCATCCATAACCCTTTGTAATATTTGGGTCGCGTCTAAAAGGCTTCTATTTGGATTTACCGGTGCTGGCATATTACTTTATAATAAATAAACTTAACATTAATATATTAAAAACTAAACTAATGAGAAACAAAGTTTTAAAATAATTCCAGTTATTCTTTTTCTTTCTAGAAGAACGAGAATTTGTAGAATTAAATTGTAAAACATTATTTTGACTCATCTTTTTTCTTATTTAAAACTCTAAACTTTTTTGTTCTCTCGGCTTTTGCAACCTTTTCCTTAGAAGGGGCTTTATTGTGGCCATGTTGCCACATATAATTAGAATCTTCACCTTCTCCATGTTCTTCAACAAGTTTACTTGCCATAGATTTAGCTAATCTATCAACAAGTTCTGGATTTTGTTCAAGATATTCTTGCGCTTCAACTTTATCCATACCTTGTAACTCGTTTGTTTTAAACCGTTTATCCATTTCTTGGGCGGTTAAGGGCATCATTCCATATTCGCCAACTGCTTTGGTTCCGGCATGAATACTTTTAGAATCTGTTATAACAGGATGATCTAAGTTTTTTCCTCCAGAGCTTTCAATCTGACTCATCTTTTTTAAAAAATCTTGAACACGTTTTTTTCTATAATCTCTTGGATCGTCGTAATTCATTTACTTTACCCCTGTACATTTCCTAGTACTTGTTGTTGATTATTAGCATTTGGTAATAAATTAGCTGGAACTTCAGGCATTTGAGCCTCACCTACATCAGAAGGTTGAGGTAGAGGTTGCTGAGGGTTAGCTGTCATTTCTGGTACACTAGAACGTTCAGCCGCTCTTTGTTGTGTAGAGTCCATAGGCGGTTGTCCCTGAGGCGCCATAGGCATACCCGGAGGGGGTAGGGGCTGTTGGCCTGTCAATTGAAGAACCGTAGGATCAGTATAACGCAATTTATTAATATGTTCTTGGATATGATCGTGAACAATTCTAGTGATTTCTGGGTTAGTCCTAATATCTGGATTATCTAAAACGGCTCTATGTTCAGAAATGTGTAAAGCATGAATATCAAAAGGAGAAACAATAGGATTTTTTCCTTCCGCAAGCCATTCGTTTTCTTGACGAACTAGTAGTTGCTGACTTACATCACCTTCAAACATTACATCAATACGTCCAGTGTTCATTACTTGAATATACTGAGTAGGATCTTTAATAATTCCCATTTGCATCATTTGAGAAGCCATCTCAACACGACCAGCAATTGTTCTAGACAATGGGTTTCCAACGTCAACCACTACTCTGTTAATAGAATTTAAACTGTCACCAGTAAATTCTTTTAATAACATCTTATTGTTTTTACCAACAAGAGCAACCACTTTTGGAGTATTTGCATAGTCTTTAAGAATTTGAATAAGAGCAGTTCCAGAATCTTCAATTAGTTTAACGTAAGACTGTTGAAGACCGGATACGAATTGAAGCGCCATAGATTGTACAAGAGCAAGAGCCGCTCCTGACTTAAGACTAGCTTCTGGTTGACCTCTAGCTACAGAGTTAACACCGGAAATAGTTTCACTAGCTTGAATAAGAATTTCTAAAAACTTAAACGTTTCTGGAGCCGTTGCTGTTAAGTTAATAGGTTCTGGCTTAGCATTACCTTCAATAATATTTAATCCACCAGCTAAGCTGTCTACGGATAAATCAGCGCCTCTTGGAACAAACACGTTTTGTACGCCTGTTGCGCTATTGTTTGTCATAATAGTAGAATACATAGAATCAATGCTTTGTTGTATAGGGAATACGTCAAACATTGGTGAGTATCCGTACGGGGTTCCTAAGATTTCTCCGGCTGAAACTCTAAAAATAGGCATAACTCTATAAGGAAGAGGACTATCCATTAATACGATATCTGAAGCAACAAAAAGTAAATAACGACCTTCAGGAAGAGACTCAGAGCGTTTGTGAAAAAACTCATAAACAGGAATATCATCAGTGTCATCGTTAGTCATTAACGCCATTCTATACACAGAAGCGTCAGACTTAGAAGGAATTCCTTTAATTTTTTCAGCAAGTTCAGGATATTTTGCCATAAGATCGAAACGGTTTTTAAACGTTCTAACCATATACCAATCTTGCTTATGACTTTCTTTAGTTCCGTCAAATACTACGTCAAATGGAGAAAGGTTAGTAAACTCAATCTCTCCTTCTTTAATTTCAATTCCATTTTCGTCAATATCGTAAATGTCGCCAGCAGTAGCGTTCCATTCCATCTTAACAAACCCAGCGCCCATAACGATTGCCATCTCTACGGCAGTCTTTAAAGCATCTTCTAAATGCTTTTCGCGCATATAGTAATCTAAAATACCGTTTGCTAGATAAGTTTGAGCAATAGACTTATAATCGCTATTAATAGCTCTTGCTTCCATTACAGGACGGTTTGCTGTAATCATTACATAGATATGCTGAGCCAAGTTTCTAAAATGGTTTACGTGTAATCTTACTAATTCGTCTTGTTCACCGGTAAAGCTAATTTGATGCCCAACGCCAACACTAACGTCAAATGCTCCGTGGTAAGCTCTCCACATTCTTGCGAGTTTTTCTAAGTAAGCATTAGCTTCAAGAACATTAAAAAATGATCTAGACTTAGCCATTAAAACAGACGCGGTCTCTTTAGCTTCCTTAGCCGCAAAATAAGTAGACTTATCGCTTGTATTTAGTCCGTCACTATTTGGTGATGTGCTCATATTTCCTATCCTTATATCTTTTTGATACCAAAAATCTTTTTATAAACGTTAATGTTTTTATTAAAATCTGCTGATCTACTAGCTGGTGCTCCCGGAACAAAAAAATCACTCGTGCCTAAGTCATACCCGATTGGGTATGGATTTTTTGTAAAAAGAACAGCTCTACATAAGTAAATTAAAGCATCTACTAAGTCGTAATGTCCGTTATCTGGAGATCTTCCAAACGTTGCTCTGTTTTTAGATGAGGCCCATTTAACGTTTTTTAAGTGTCTAATTAAATTAACACATCTTGGGTTAATAATGATCTTCTTAGCACCTAATAGTGCTCTCATATTATTAATAGAAGCTTCTTTATCTTGCTTAGAAGCAGTCATAAAAGTAACTTTGCCTAAAGATTTAATAGCAATCTCTTGAGTTACAATATGATTAATATCACTTACGCGCATGTAAGGTTTTTTAAACTCATTAGTGATCGGATTAGTCCAAAGGTTTTGTTCTTTTAAACTAATATTTTCAGTAAGTCTGCCGATGTTCATATCTTTTTTAGCAAAATCAGCAACTAGCTCATCTTCTATAATAATTTTACCCGCTCTAAAGTCATAATAAGCAAACAATACACCAGTTAAGTCTACGGCACCTAAGTCCATTGCTACGTAAGCATCGTAATAAGGTGGTTTATTCCACTCCATTACAATTTCTTTTTCAAGATCTTCCGTAAACTCAGGAATTACAGCAATAGATTGATCTTTAATAATTTCACAAAGAAACTCTCTTCTAAATCTTTCGTCTTTTTCTCTTAAGGGATACTGATCTAAGATTCTATCAATGTCTTCTTTAGAAATTCTAGGATTTTCGTAAACGGTTCTTTTAATTAAAGATCCTCTAGCTTCACCTTCTTCAATATAAGAAACAAACTCATGGTCTGTTTCTTTAGGTGGTGTGCCAGCCATTAAAACTTTACCCTTTGTGGTCAAAGTTGTAGGGATAAGAATAGATTGAATAACGTTTTGAAGATCAGAAACGTCCTGAGCCTCGTCAATAATAGCAATATCTGAGTTACCACCCCTTAGTTTCTCAGCATTTCCAGACTCAGAACCAGCTAGTTGTAATTCAGATCCGTTAGGAAAATAATAAATAAAGTCTTGTGTTTTAAACTCAGGAACAAGTTCAGGCGGACAGTCTTCGGTTATCTGGTTAATAATAGGACGAAGAATAGTTTGAATCTGAAGTCTTGTAGGAGCAACAAACTTTACAACAGAACGTGGTTTTTTAAGGCAAGCTTCTAGCGCCAATACAATAAGGGTATAAGTTTTACCAGAACGACGAGCTAATAACCAGGTTTGTAGGTTGTGGTTAGACTCGTGAAACAAAGAATACAAAGCTTTTTGGTTTGAATCTAACTTATATGACAAAATTCCTCTCCGCCAAAGTTCGTGTTTGGCTTCTAACGGTGTAATTTTTGTTTTATTATCACTCATTAACGATTACCTTTTGAACTATTTTCTGATGCCCATAATGGTTGTAAATTAGTATAATGTAATACTTCTTTAACTTGTTTAGGGTCAGTTAAATCAAATTTAGAAATAGGCTTAATATGGTCTATATGCCATCCATTTCTTCCATAATTTTCCCAACTCATACCGGGTTTAAATAAAGACTCTAAATAAATTTTAAACTCATTAATTGAACAACCTAAATCTTTAACCGCCGACCCTGTTTTAAAATTATTTTTTATAGCTTTATTTAATCTTCCTCTTAAATTTAAAGATAATTTAAATTGTATGTCGTTTTGTCTTTTATTTTTAGCATATTGAACAACTTGTTTAATTTTTTTGTCTTTATTTTCTTTATACCATTTTTTATAGTATTCTTTAGGATCTTTTTTTTCTTTAATTTTTTTTGGGTTGTTTTTTAAATAAAGCTCTTTTCTTTTTAAATTTCTAATTTTTTTATTTTTTTGATGATATTCTCTATCTCTTTTTCTAATTTTTTCAATGTTTTTTAG